TGACGCCGCCGACGATCCCGAGGAACGCCTCGGCGCCCACCTTGTCGAGCAGGAAGCCGTAGATCAGGGCGGCCGTCAGGGCGAGGGTGACCAACGGTCGGGTCGCCTTTTCGAGCGCGTCGATCATGGGAGCCTCCCGGTGTCATACTCCACGTGCACGTGCTCGTTCGGACCACCCTCGTCCTCGAAGATGACCTCGAACTGCGGCAGGAGGCGCTGGCGCAGCTCGCGCACTAAGGTGCGCTTGTCGAGTGGCTTCAGGTGCTGCGTGCGGAGGTCCCACGCCAGATCGCGATAGTGGAACGAGTCGGCGCGGTGCGTGCCGTCGTTGGCGCTCGTCAGCCAGCACTCGGCGTGGTAGCGGTCGAAGACCTCGGTCGCGACCTGGACGAGCACCGCGGCGGCTAGGCCCGCGCTCATTCCGACTTCAGGCTTGAAGTGGAACGCCATGAGCCTTCGGGTAGCACATTCCGCTTGCGCGCGCAACCACGATCATGCGAGACTCGGCGCGTCCTCCTGCGGGACGGTGCAGTGCGCTCGAGGGCGGCGCTCGTGCCCCTACACGGGCGTCGCCCTCCACCTTAGGGGAGGTGGAGCAGTGACATGGGTTCGTTTTGAGGACCTGACGCCGGATCATCCGAAGTTCACGCAACTCGGCAATCTGGCGCCACTGGCCGGGTGGCTCTGGTTTTCCGCGACGTGCTACTGCATGCGCTATCTGACTGATGGGCACATCTCCCGGGAACAACTGAAGCGTCTCTGGCCGTTCCAGCACATCGGTGTGGCCACCGGGGGGGTGCCTGGCCTCTTCGAAGTGGGCGACGACATCGACGCCTCGCTGCTCATCGACGCCTTGTGTGCTAGCGGTTTGCTAGAAAAAAACCGGCGCGGATATGTCGTCCACGACTTTCTCGAATACAACCCAAGCAAGGCCCAACTCAAGGAACTCCGTGAAAAGAAAGCAAAGGCAGGTCAAGCAGGTGGCATAGCAAAAGCTATGGCAGATGCTAAAGCACGTGCTACCCCCTCTGGTATGCCCCCCTCCCCTCCCAATCCCATAAAGAAGATTCTCGAAGAGAACCTAGATAGGAACGCGCCGCCGCCCGCCGCATTGGATGCGGCGGCGGCGCTCGAGCAGCATGAGGCGAAGAAGCGCGCCGCGCTCAATCTCTTGCGCACGGCAGGACTGCAGCCGCCGTCGTGAGCGACACCTGTATCCTGGCCGTGAGCTTCCGCCTGCCCGCCGCTCCGCACGTGTGGTACACGTATGCCGACCTCGCGCGGCTCTGGGGGCGCAAGGAGCAGACCGTGCGCAAGTGGGCCATGCGGGCGCGCCGCGAAGGGCGAGCGCCGCATCCGGACCAAGTCATGACCCACCGAGTCAATGCCGCGCGCCGCTATCGGCTCATCCGACAGGATTACGCGGCCCTGCTGGAGCGCGTGTTTTTTTTCCGCCCCTGAGTGTTGATCGCTCGCTGTTGACGCCTGCCTGTTGACGCCTCGCTCTTGACGCTGTTGCCGGCGCGCGCTACGTGTGCGTCGTGTATGGCGTCCTCTCCGCGAGCGCTCGTGCCGACGCGCGAAGAAATGCTCGACCCGATCGGGACTCGCTGGAAACGCATGCGCGTGCGCGCAACGGAAAATCTCGAGACGTGGCTGCATTCACGGAATGACGCGAAAGCGCAATGGGCCACCGAGCAGGTTCTGAAGCGCACGGACCCGGTGCCGAAGGACAGCGTGCAGATCACGACGCAGGGGCCGACGCTGATCGTGTGGGACCTGAGCGCGACGCCGACGCCGCCGCGCAGCCTGTCCGATTTCGACCCAACGGCGCCCAGCGCTATCTCCTCGACCGGCTCGCCCGGAAACGGTTTTCCGTCCTGGTCTGCCACCGAGGACTCGGCAAGACCACCCTCGCCGTGAATCTCCTCGTCAAGGCCGCGACCGAGAAGCCGCAGGGCGAGTACGCCTACATGGCGCCGTTCTACAAGCAGGCGAAGGCCGCGAGCTGGAAGACGCTCAAGCTCGCCGTGCCTGCGCCGCCCGTGCGGGTGAACGAGAGCGAGTTGCGCGCGGACTTTCCGAACGGCGCGTTCGTCAAGCTCCTCGGCGCCGACGACTACGATGCGCTCCGCGGCATGCATCTGGACGGCGTGGTGCTCGACGAGTACGCGCAGATGGACCCGGCGGCGTGGGATCAGGTCGTGCGCCCCGCCCTCGCGGCCAAGCGCGGCTTCGCGCTCTTCATCGGCACCCCGAAGGGGCGCAACCACTTCCACACGCTGTACCACGCGCGCCACCGCGATCCGGAGTGGTACTGCACGACGTATCGCTTCTCGGACAGCGGCGTGATCGGCAATCTCGAGGGCGAGGCGGCGCACGCCGAGGTGGAGTTGGCGCGCACGCAGATCGGCCCCGACGAGTTCGCGCAGGAGTACGAGTGCTCGTGGGAAGCCGCGCTCAAGGGCGCCTACTTCGCCCGGCAGCTCGAAGCGGCGCGCGCCGAGGGGCGCACCAAGAGCGTGTCGTGGGAGCCCGCGGTGCCCGTCAACACGTTCTGGGACCTCGGGTGGAGCGATGCCACGGCGATCATCTTCGTGCAGCAGCTCGGGCGCGAGTTGCACGTGATCGACTACGTGGAGTCCTCGCTCGAGGGCATCGAGTACTACGTGCGCGAACTGGCGCGCCGGCCGTACCTCTACGGGCGCCATCACCTGCCGCACGACGCAGGCCACGCGCAGCAAGCGGCCGAGGGGCGCACGCTCGCGCAGCAGGCGCAGCAGCTCGGCTTGCGCCCCGTGACCGTGCTCGGGCAGGCCGACGTGCTGGCCTCGATCGCCCAGGCGCGCCGCCTCTTCGCCCGCTGCTGGTTCGACGAGACGAAGTGCGCGCGCCTGATCGACGCGCTCGCGCAGTACCGCCAGGAGTGGGACGACAAGCGCCAGGACTGGAAGGACAAGCCCCTCCACGACTGGGCCTCGCACGGCGCCGACGCCTTCCGCTACCTCGCGATCACGGTGCGCGACGAGCAGCCCTCACGCACTGCGGCGTGGGCGATGCAAGACGGCGTGAGCCGGCCGCGTCCGAAGCCCGCGAAGACGAGCTTCGACGTGTACGAACACCTGCACGGGAGGCGCTGAACATGAACACGCGATGGCCAAGCGGCAATCCGCCGCAGGCATATCTCCGCTGGTTGCAGAATCAACCCGAGTGGATTCTCGACCGTGATTATGATTCGGTGAGGATCTTCTACGGCGCTGTGCTCGCCGAGGATCATGCTGATGCCATCCGTCAGTGAGCGCCAGCGCCGCTTCATGATGGCCGAGATGACGAGGGCGAAGCACGGCAAACGCACGAAGACGGGGATGAGCATGGCGCAGCTCGCGGACTACACGCACGTCCAGACACCGCGCAAGGGCGCGATCCTGCGGGGGGAGCGATGAGCCGACTGATCGTCCTGCTGCTGCTGCTCGCGGCGCCCGCGGGGGCGCAGATCGCCACGCCGGGCGTCCCGACGTCGAGCGAGGAGAGCTTGACCGTGAGCACCACGGCGCTGGGGGTCACCGCGGACCTCTGCGGCGACGGCAACCGAGATGGCGCGCTGTTCTACGTTGTGGATAACGGCGTCTACCTGAGCCTGCACTCGCCGACGGCGACGCCTGACAGCAACGACTTCGCGCTCAACGCGGGCGACTTCGCCTATGTGCGCCCCGCCAGCAAGGCGCGCTTCATCCGCCAGAGCGCGGACACCAACGTGAAAGTGCAATGCGTGAGCCAGTGAAGCGCCTCACGCTCGCGCTGCTCGCGGTCGTGCTGCTCGGGCTCGCGCTGACGCCCGCCTCGACGTTCAGCGACGTGGCGATCTGGGCGCGGGCGAGTCTGCCGAAGCTGACGATCACGCAAGGTCCACTCCTCCTCCCTAACGGCTCGAAGGCGGCGCCGAGTCTGGCGTTCACGAACTTTCCCACGACAGGATTGTTCAAGTCCGCGGCGGGAGCTGGGAATACGAGTTATAGCGCGGGCGGGAGCGATGTGCTGGAGCTTAACTCGTCCGGGTTGGTCCTGGTCGCTGCGGGGCAACTGCTCTGGGGTAACGCGGCATCCATTGCGTCGATCGGTTCATACGACGTTCGCCTCTCCCGCCATGCCGTCGGCCACGCGAAGGTCACGACAGACGGGACGACGCTGGGGACGTGGAGCACCGGCACGCTCTACGCCGAGGCCGGCAAGGTCACGGCGGGCTCCGGCACAGGGGTCACGGTCAACGAGACCGCGAACGTCCGCTCGGTGATCTACAAGGTCACCGTGCTGCGCACCAACTGCGTCGCCGCCGCGACGACATGCGATCTCACCATCGCTACGCTCCCGGCCAAAACGTTCCTCAAGGCCGTCATCGCGGACCTCACGACGACCTACGCCTGCACCGCCGTCTGCACGACCGCGACGCTCTCGGGCACGCTCGGGACGACGGCGGGCGGGACCGAGTTGCTCGCCTCGATGGACCTCGACGCCGCGACCGCGCAGTTCGGCGATGCGGACGCGGAGCTCGGCGCGAGCCTGAACGCCGCCGCGCGCACCGCGAACGGCGCGCTGTTCAACGGCGTGCTGATGTCCTGGGCCTCGACGACGACCGTGACGTACCGGATCACGAGCGGTACGGGCAACCTCGGGGACGGCGCGGCGACGAATCTGAGCCAGGGCACGATGGTCTTTTATTTGGTCACGGAGGTTTTTCCATGAGAACGCTGATGGTGTTCGCGGGCCTGCTGCTGGCCACCGCGCCCGCGTGGGCCGGCTCCTACACCGTCACGACGAGCGCGGCCCAGGACCGCGCGCTCGCGGCTCGGGCGCAGCATGCGGGCGTCACCGTGGACGAGCTGGTGCGCGCCCACGTGCTCAACGGCCTCGTGAATCCCACCCTCGCCGAGCAGCAGCAGGCGCGGGAGCGCGTGTACCGCGAGGCGCTCGACGCGCTGGCGCCCGCCGCCCGCGCGCGCGTCCTGCAAGACCTCGGGGTGCGCGAATGATCGACCTCACGCTGCTCGGGCTCCTGCTCCTCCCGGTCGTCGCCTTCGGGGGCCGCGTGCCGTCACCGCCTCCCCCGTCTCCGCCTCCGCCCTCGAAGTCCGACCGCGAGATCCAGGAGGAGAAGGCGCGGGCCGGGCTCGCGATCCGGCGCCGCCGCGGGCGCTCGTCGCAAATCCTCGCAGGGGAGCGTCGCCTCCTGACGCCGACCGCGGGCGGGGCCGGCCCGCAGGGCGCGGAGACGCTGGGGGCGTAGCATGGCGCAGCAGGACACGGCGATCCGCCTGCTCAAGCGCTGGGACGAGCTGTGGGGCCAGCAGGCCACGGCCCGCACGGTCTGGCAGGACATCGCCGACTACGTGATCCCCTACAAGAGCAACATCCTGGTCCAGCGCGCCGAGGGCGAGAAGCAGACGGCGAAGCTCTACGACGCCACGGCGCCGCACAGCGCGATCCTGCTCGCGGCCTCGATTCATGCCTCGATGACGCCCGCGACGCAGCCGTGGCTGTCGTTGAAGATGCGGCAAGCGGAGTTGAACGACCTCAAGCCCGTGCAGGACTGGCTCGAGGATTGCGCGCGCCGCATCCACGCGGCGCTGCGGCAGAGCGAGTTCAACCAGAGCGTGCACGAGATGTACCTCGATCTGGTGGCGTTCGGCACGGGCGCGCTCCTCGTGGAAGAGAAGGACGTGCCGCGGTCAGGGGGCTTCGGCGGCTTCCGGTTCCTCGTCCCGGCCTGCGGCACCTACGTGATCAGCGAGGATGCCGACCACCGCGTCGATACGCTGTTCCGCAAGTTCAGCCTGCCGCTGCGGAGCGTGTACGCGAAGTGGAAGGAGGCGATCGGCGAGGAGCTCGTGCGCCGCCTCGCGACGCAGCCGGAGCGCCCCGTCGAGCTGCTGCATGCCGTGTATCCGCGTGCCGAGCGCATCTACGATGACCGCACGGGCCAGGCCAAGCGCGGCGCCAGGAACATGGCGTGGGCCTCGTGCTACGTCGTCGCGGAGACCAAGCGCAAGGTCGAGGAGAGCGGGTACGAGGAGTTCTCCTATATGGCACCACGCTGGACCAAGTCGAGCGGCGAGACCTACGGGCGCGGCCCGTCGCACACGGCGCTGCCCGACGTCGCCTCCCTGAACGCGGCGAAGGAGATCGTGCTGAAGGCCGCCCCGCTCGCGATGATCCCGCCGACTTACGAGCGCGATGACAGCGTGGTCGGCGACCTCGACCTCACGGCCGGCGGGCGCAACGTCATCAACGCCGCGGGCTCGATTCCCGACTCGTTCGGCTTCATCAACACGGGGCAAAAAGTTGACCTGACGCAGCTGACGCTCAGCGAGCTGCGCCAGGCGATCCGCGCCATCTACTTCACCGACCAGCTGATCCTGCACGAGAAGCCCGACATGACGGCGACCGAGGTGCTGGCGCTCCAGGAGCAGATGCAGCGCCTGCTGGGCCCCACCACGGGGCGCCTGGAGTCGGAGTTCCTGAACCCGCTGGTGCAGCGCTGCTTCGCCCTGATGGCGCGCGCGGGCGCGCTCCTGCCGCTGCCCGACGAGCTCCGCGAGCTGGGCGACACGGCCGACATCGACATCGAGTACGAGGGGCCGCTGGCCCGGGCGCAGCGCACCATCGAGCTGGCGGCGCAGGACCGGGTGGTGGCTCTGGTGCTCACCATCGCCGAGGGCAAGGCCAAGGTGCCGGCGGACGAGTGGGACCTGCTCGACACGGACAAGATGATTCGCGCGCGCGCCGAGATCACGGGCCTGCCGAGCGACCAGCTCAAGAGCGACGAGGTGATCGCGCAGACGCGGGCGCAGCGCCAGGAGCGCGCCGACAATCTGCAGAAGTTCGACGTCATGGAGCGCGCGGCGACGGCGGCCGGCCGCGCCACGCCGTTCCTGAAGGAGCTGGCGCCGGGGCCCGAGGCAACGAACGGGAGCGCGCGATGAGCTTGGTGGAACGACGCGCAGTGTTTGTCTATGAAGCTGCGCGTCTTGCGGCGCAAGCCGCTGGCGCGCCGATCGTGCCGAGTGCATGGTCAGAGCGCGAAGATGACTTCCGCAAGCAATTCCTGGGCGTGATAGACAGGCAGTGCGGCGAGCGGAGATCAACGTCGCCCGAAGAGTTACATGGCTCGTGGATGCAGGCGTATCTCGCAAATGGATGGACCTACGGTGAGGTCTACGATCGCGAACAGCGCCACCATCCCGATCTCGTTCCATACGCCCAGCTCGGGCAATTGGAGCGCGACAAGGATGCTGTGTTCGTCGCGTTGTGCGAGATCGCTCGCCAATGGATCTACGACGCATGAGTCTGACCCCCGCCCAGCGCACCACCGCCGACGCCTACGCGCACGTGTTCGCGCCGTCGCGCGATACGACGCTCGTACTGGATGACCTGAAGGTCGCTGCGGCGGCCATGCCCGATCCGCTGGCGCGCGCGGGCGCGACGAACCTGCTGCTCCACATCCTGCTCAAGAGCAGCGCGCTGCGGCGCGCGAAGGCGAAAGAGGAGAAGTGATGGCGGATCCTGTCCCCGTCCTGCCGGTCGATCCCGCGCCGCCGCCTTCGGACTGGCGCACCGGGCTCACGGGCGACCTCGCGCCGCTGGCGCAGGAGAAGTCGCTGGAGAGCTTCAAAGGTGCCGACTGGACCGAGGTCGGCCCCCAGCTCGCCAAGGCGTTCGTCGAGACCAAGAAGCTCGTGGGGACCAAGCCGAGCGGGCTCCTGGAGCCTGGCGAGAAGGCCACGCCCGAGGAGCGCACCGCGTATCAGACGGAGCTCCGCAAGCGTCTCGGCGTCCCCGACGCGCCGACGCAGTACCAGGTCAAGCGCCCCGAGGCGGCGATCGACAGCGGCTGGGATGCGGCGGTGGAGGCGCAGTTCCTCTCGGCGATGCATGCGGCCGGCGCGCCGCCCGCGGTCGTGCAGGCGGCGATCGACTTCTACGGCGGGCTCGAGCGCACGCGCCTGAGCGCGGCGACCCAGGAGGCGAAGGCCGTCGAGGTCAAGCTCCGCACGGAGTGGGGCCCGAACTACGACGCGATGGTCGGGCGCGCCAACCGCGCGATCACGGAGTTCGGCGGCGCGGATCTCGAGGAGGCGCTGACGAACCCGGCGAGCGCGCTCTACGCCGCGAGCCGGCACCCGGCGATGGTGCGCGCCTGGGCGCAGGTCGGCACGGCGCTCGTCGAGCACGGCGCGATGTCGGGCGAGGGCTACCAGACGCTCAGCCGCGAGGCGGCGACGGAGCGCGCCAACGAGATCAGGAAGCAGTTGCAGGAGATGCCCGAGGGCGATCCCCGGCGCATGGCGCTGGTGGACGAGATCATCGCGGTGACGCGCGCCAGCGCGCGCTGAGGGGAGACAGCATGGAACTGACACGCTGGGGCATGAAGGTCGAGAAGATCGACGGCACGTGTGTGCGCCTAGAGCCCCTGACCGCGCAAGGCTCCGAGAGCCGCGGGGGCGCGGGCATCGGCACGGGCATCGACGCCATGATCGTGGAGACGAGCGAGACGACCCCCGCCAGCGACTTCTGGGGCACGGCGGCGACCTGCATCTTCTTCGACGTGATCATCCGGAGGCGCAGCTGATGGGCCAGCGCCAGAAGACGCAGACGGTGGCGCCCTCGCAGTACCAGTACGCCGGCAAGGATGAGTGCGAGGAGCAGGAAGACCAGCACGTCTTCCGGCCGAAGGCGTGGCCGCCCAAGCGCCACGCGAACACGGTCGAGGAGCCGAGCGTCAGCGGGCGGTGCGAGCTCTGCGGCTGCCACCTGGTCGTCTACCAGGGGCACGCCACGGGCGAGCTGCCCGGCATCAAGGTGGTGCTCGGGTGATGACACTCGACGAGCTGCGCGCGCTTCCGGAGGCTCCTCTCTTCTGGATCGGGATGACACCGCTGAAGACGCGCACGGACCCCATCGCCTTCCCTGATGCGGAAGGTGTCTGGTGGCGTCCTGTTCTGGGTCCGGACGGGACACTGTGCCGCGAGCGACTGTAGCGGTCGTGACGTAGCAGCACAATTGCGGGATTAGCCGCGAGGCCCCCGCGACGCCCCGGACAGACGGGGCGAGGGAACGGCGCGACAAGGCCGTGAGGCGAGCCGGGGAGTGTCCCCGACTACTCGCCGCTTGGTGAGGCAGTCCGAGCACTGAGTGGGAGAGCGCTTCAATGGCCACGAACGTTGACATCAGCTTCGTGCCTGCCCTGCAGGACACGATCGTCAGCCTGATGGCGGAGGACCCGGAGATGATCCGGTCCACCGTCCGCGTGCGGACGATCACCGGCAAGACCGACAAGTGGGAGCGCCTGGGCGGCGTGGAGCTCACGAACGTCACCAGCCGCCACAATCCGACGCCCCACACCCCGATGACGCACTCGGCGCGGCTCGCCATCATGGCGGACTACGCCGGCAGCGAGCTGCTCGACACGCTCGACACCGCCAAGATGATGGTCGATCCGAAGAACGAGTACACCCAGAACCTCGCGCGCGCCTGGCGCGTGCGCGTGGCGCGGACCATCGTCAACGCCATCGACGGCAACGCCGTCAGCGTGGACGCCTCGGACGCGCGGACCAACGTGGCGCTGCCCGCCTCGCAGCAGATCGCCAACGGCGGCACCGGCTTCACGATGGCGAAGTGGCGCCAGGCCAACCGGATTCTGGACAACGCGGGCGTGCCGCGCCAGGACCGGGCGCTGCTCATCTCCGCCTCTGCCATCAAAGACCTGATGGCAGACGCGCAGGTCACCAGCCGCGACTACTCCAACCTCGCGGCGATCCAGCAGGGCACCATCGGGCAGGGCGCGACCTTCATGGGCGCGCGCGTCATCATGATCTCCGACGCGATCCCCGACGAGAACGCCGTCCTCACGGGCGGCACGATCACGCCGGTGCTGCCGAAGACCGGCAACATTCGCAGCAACTACCTGTACCACAAGAGCGCCGTGGGCCTGTCGTTCGCGCTCGAGCGGAACGTGCGGGTCAGCGAGCGCGACGATCTGAGCTATTCCTGGCAGACCTACCTCGAGACCTCGCTCGGCGCCGCGCGCATCCTGGATGCCGGCGTGGTCGAGATCGACATCGACGAGAGCGTGTAAGGGAGGCGAGCAGACATGGCAGAGAATCCCAGCTACAACAGCAGCCACCCGAAGTGGCGCGGCACCGAGCTCGCCGACCTCGACTGCGGCTATGGCATCAAGGCCGTGGCGGCGCGCTCGCCGTTCAAGACCGGCAGCTTCATCGCGGCGACCGGCCGCGTGCTCGGCGTGGGGGAGTGCGTCAGCCTCATCCGCGTCCGGGCCGGGACCCAGATCCTCGGCGGCGAGCTCTACTGGGAGCGGACCGCGGCGGGCACCTGCGTGCCCACGACCGTCCTGGCGGTGGGCGACCCCTACTGCTGCGCGCGGCTCATCGGGCCGGTCAACACGCTGTACCAGAAGGGCATCATGCTCGCGGCCCTGCAGCAGCAGTGGGCGTTCGACTGCTCGAAGATCCAGAAGCACGGCACGACGGGCGACGGGTGCGGCGTGGGCTACACGTACACCTGCGACACGGACATCGTGCTGACGAACCTCTACAACGACGGCAACGCCTATTCCCAGGGCGGGGCGCCCGGCGCGTACACCGCGGGCACCAAGGAGGGCGCGGCGCTGACCAGCGGCAAGTTCACGCTCGTGCTGCACGTGCGCGAGCCGTAACCCCTGACGGCGAGGGCGCGGTCCTCACGGGCCGCGTCCTCGCCACGGAGGCCCGATGCGCGGGCTCTTCGTTCGTGACGACCCCGGGGCCGTCACGGACTGTGTGACTGGCTACACCTGGGTGTTCGACGCGACGGATCGCGTCCTGAAGTGCTGGGACGGCTCGGCGTGGCGGCACTCGTGTCTCACGCAATACCTCGTGCCGGTGAGCGACGGGAACACGTTCATCGCGGTGCCTGATGGCGCGGGCACGGCCGCGCAGGTGCTCACCTCCAACGGGGCGGGCGCGTATCCCTCATTTCAGACCGCCGCGGTGGCGACCTGGCTCAGCGAGCTGACGGGGCTCGGACTCTCGCACGCCGTGGATACCGACCACGACATTACGATTGCCGTCGGCGCCGCCGCGAGCTACCACGCGACGATCACGAGTCGCGTGCTCCTGAATCTCACGGCGGCGCTCACCAAGCAGATCGATGCGGCGTGGGCGGTGGGCACGAATCAGGGCGGGCTCTTCTCGGGCGCCGTCGGCACCAGCACGTGGTATCACGTGTTCCTGATCCGGCGCAGCGACACCGGCGTGGTGGATGCCGGCTTCGATACCTCGGTGACGGCGGCGAACATCCCGGCGAGCTATGACCAGTACCGCCGGATCGGCTCCGTGCGGACGGATGGGTCGGCGAACATCCTCGCGTTCGTGCAGGACGGCGACCTGTTCCAGTGGTCTGACCCGCCGCTCGACATCAACGTCTCGAATCCCGGCACGGCGGCGGTGACGCGCACCCTGAGCGTACCGACCGGCGTGAGCGTCCTCGCGCTCGTCAACGCACTGGCCTACGACGACACGTCCGCCGGGGGGACGCCCGTCGTGTATCTGAGCGATCTCGCCGTCACCGACGAGGCGGCGTCCGTCAGCGCTGGCCCGCTCGGTCAGACCGCAGGCGGCGGCACGACCGTGTCGCCGAATCCCGGCCAGATCCTCGTGCGCGCAGACACGAGCGCCCAGATCCGCTCGCGGATCAGCGCCTCGGGCGCGACGCATCGCTTGCGCATTGCGACCACCGGGTGGATCGACAGCCGCGGGAAAAACGCCTGATGGCGCTCACGATCGGCAGCCAGGAGCTCGCGGCCAATACGTGCGTCGTCACGGTCTCGGGCCGGTTCCCGTCGCCGCCCTACCAGGTGCTCGCGACGGCGGGGTGGCCCTCCGAGGCGTATCCGTCCGCGATGGCGGCCGCCTCGTTCCGCGTGGACCTGCAAGTCCCGGTGCCCACGGGCGGGTGCGCGCTCTACTGGACGATCGTGGGCGGCATCGGCGGCATGCCGGCGACCTCGCTCGACATCGTCAACAACGCGCTCTTGCTGATCGGGGACCAGACGATCACGAGCCTGACGCAGAACAAACCCTCCGCGCAACTCATGAACGCGCTCTACACGCCGACGCTGGACGAGGTGCTGCGCGGGCACAACTGGAATTTCGCCTCGATGCGCGCCGGCCCCGGGTGCGGCATGACGGAGTTGACCTGCAAGCCCGTCTGGGAGTACACGTACCAGTTCACGCTTCCCGATGGCACGTGCGCGCCGCTCGCGCTGATGGTGCTCGAGGCCAACCTCGGCGAAGAGGAGGCGTGGCGCATCGAGTACGGCTGCGACGCAGGCACGTCGTACAAGGTGCTCGTGACCGACGGGTGCTCGCCCGCGATCCTCTACATCGGGCGGGCGGACGACGTGACAAAGTGGGATCCGCTCTTCACGGACGCCTTCACCTACGAGCTGGCGTTTCGCGCGGCCTACCCGCTGACGCGGAACGCGGCGCTCGCCGAGGTGCTCGCCAAGCAGGTAGCGGACAAATGGAAGGCCGCGAAGAGCCGCGATGGGCAGGAAGGGCGGGCGCTCAAGCGCCTGCTGAGCCGCACGCTGACGCGCGTGCGCTGACAATGCCCCGCCCGATCCCGGTCATCTTCGGCTTCGGTACTGGCGAGGTCGCCGAGACGATCTACACGCGCCCCGACCTGGCGAAGTACGCCCAGGGCGCCCAGCAGATCCTGAACTACCACAACCTCCCGCAAGGCGGCGTGACGCGCCGGCCGGGCCTCCGCTTCGTCGCGCAGGTGAAGGACGCGACGCAGCGCACCGTGGTGCGCCCCTTCGAGTTCTCCAGGAGTCAGGCGTACATCCTGGAGCTCGGTGACCTCTACACGCGCTTCTACCACCAGAACGCGCGGATCGAGTCGAGCGGCAACCCGGTCGAGGTCACGACGGTCCACGCGGCGGCCGACCTCTACGACCTCGACTTCGTCCAGTCCGCCGACGTGCTCTACGCGCTGTCCTGCAACCAGGCGACGCGGCGCTTCGAGCGCTACAGCGACACGTGCTGGCGCTACAAGACGGTGACGTTCACGCCCCCGCCGACCGTCGAGTACGGCGACCGCCCGCCGGGACATCTCAGCGTGTCGGCGGTGAGCGGCACGGTCACCGTCACGTCGAACGCGGAGCCCTCCTTTTACCCGGCGGACGAAGACCGCGAGATCGTCGTGGTCGCGGGCGACAATGCGGGCGCGCGCCTGGGCATCCTGACGTACACGAGCGGGACGCAGGTGACCGGTGTGATCTGCGACGCGTTCCTCTCCCTCACCGCGACCTGTAGCGGCTCCTGGAAGATCACGGGCTCGCCGCGGACCACGGTCACGCCGGCGGCGAAAGACCCCGTGGGCAAGGCGACGACGCTGACCCTGGCCCTGGCCGGCTGGCGCGGCACGTCGGTGCTCTCCGATACGGACTGCGGCAAGTATGCGGTCATCAATGGCGGCCAGTACGAGATCACCTGCGTGCTCTCGACCACCGTGGCCGGCGCGACCATCCGGGGCACCGCGAGCGCCGCCACCGCCGCCGAGGCCGGCGCCTGGACGCTCGAGGAGGGCCTCTGGGGCCTGACGGCGGAGTATCCCGAGTGCGGCGACTTCTTCGAGGACCGCCTCTACCTGCCAGCGGGCCACCGGATCTGCGGCAGCAAGACCGGCGACTACGAGAACTTCGGTCTCGGCACGCTCGATGATGACGCGGTCGTGTTCCCGATCAACTCGAAGTCCATTAACACGATCCGATCCCTGATCGGCGCGCGCCAGCTCCAGGTCTTCACGGTCGGCGGGGAGTACGTCGCGCGGGGCGGCGGCACGGGCGACCCGATCACGCCCACGAACATCCAGGTCGGCAGCGAGACGACGCACGGCACGCGCGGCGTGACCCCGGTTCGCGTCGCCGACCAGACGCTCTTCGTCTCGCGTGGTGGGCGCCAGCTCCGGGAATTCACCGTGCGCGAGGACAGCGTCAGCGACATCTTCACGGCGCCCGACCTCCTGTTGCTCGCGCACCATCTGACCGAGGATGCGACGATCATCGATCTCGCGTACCAGCGCGAGCCCCAGTCGAGGCTCTGGGCGCTCCGGAGCGACGGGGTGCTGCTCTGCTGCTCCTACCGCCGCGAGGAGAACGTCGTGGCGTGGAGCCGGCACACGACCTGCGGCCAGTTCGAGAGCGTCGCCGTGATTCCGCACCCGGACGGCGACCGCGATCAGGTCTGGGTCACGACGGTCCGCACGATCGGCGGGAGCACCAAGCGCTTCATCGAGTATTTTGATGACTGCGCCTTCTATTACAGTCAGCTCCACACGGACGCGGCGCTGACCTGCGACAACGGCGTGGGGCTCACCTGCAACGTCATGATCGGGCTGAGCCACCTGGACGGCGCGACCGTGCACGTCATCGGGGATGGGCTCGACCAGGGCACGCAGGTCGTGGCAGACGGCAACGTCACCGTCTCGCCCGCCGCGCGGCGCGTCGAGGTCGGCCTGCCCTACACCTCGCTCGTCCAGACGCTCCGCCCAGAGGTCGCGATCGGCGGAGAGACCTCGCAGACGAAGAAGATGCGCTGGGCGGAGGTCGTCGTCCGGGTCCTGCGGACCATCGGCCTGGAGGCGCGCACGGACGTGGATACGGCGACCTATGACGTGCTGCCATTCAACACGACGAACTGGACGACGCCGTACACGGGCGAGCTGCGCCTGACGCATCTCGGCTGGGACTGCGGCATCCTGACGCTCCAGCAGTCGAAGCCCCTGCCGAGCACGATCCTCCTGATCTCGGGCGTGCTGGACCTGGGGGGCGCATGACAACGCCGGCTGCCGGCTTCGTCGTCTCCGGGCGCACGATCTTCACCTATGCCCCGGACGGGCGCACGCGCGGCGTGCTCACGGGCTACGTCAACGGCGACGCCTTCGTGGTCGAGCACGTCATCGTCTGCCCTGGCGCCGCCCCGACGACGCTGCGGGCGATGCTCCAGGCGGGGCTGGCCGAGGCGTGGCGCGCCGGCCATCAGCGCGTGACCTTCATGCTGCCGGAGGACGACGAGCGTCTGCCCGATGCCCCCGCGTTGGGGCGCCTGGCGCTCGGGCTGGGGTTCCTGCCGTTCGCGACGCAGGACGGCGTCACATGGTGGACCCGATGGCGGCCGTGACCTGGATGCGCCCGGAGGATGAGGACGCCGTGCGGCGCCTCTATGCCCAGGGGCATCCGGGCTGGCCCGACCGCCCGGCGGAGTGGTTCTACGCTTACCCGACGTTGCTCGTGGAACAGAAGGGGCGCATCGCCGGCTTCACCAGCTTCTCGCTGGGCATGCTCACCGGCGCCCTCGTGCTTCACGGGCAGGACGTCGTCGTGGAGCCCGAGTCCCGCGGGCGCCGGCTCGGGCACGCGCTCCATCAGGCACGGCTCGACGTCGGCCGCAACGTCGGCGCGACGAGTTTCAGCGGCGTCACGGCGGAGGACAACCTCCCGATGCAGCGCATTTTCCAGGCCGCCGGCCACCACGCCTGCCAGACCGTCCGGGGCTACTACCCGGATGGGTCCACGGGTGTGATCTGGGTCGGGGCCCTGTGATGAGGTAGGTCATGGCCGTCATCGCCGGAGCCATCGCCGCCCTCGGGACCATCGTCAGCGCCTACGCGGCCTATCAGTCGGGCCAGCAGCAGGCCAAGGCGCTCGACTATCAGGCCAAAGTGGCACGCAATCAGGCCACGGCGGCGCAGCAGGCGGCGCAGGTCGCCGCGGAGAACGCCAGGGAGCGCAACCGTCGCGTGCTGGCCTCCCAGCGGGCCAGAATCGGCGCCAGCGGCGTGATCGGCAGCGAGGGCAGCTCCTTACTCGTCCAGCTCGAGAGCGCTGAACAGGCGGCCCTGGAGGAGGCTAGGATCCGGTACGGCGGCGAGGTCCAGGCCACGGGGCTCGAGAGCGCCGAGCGCCTGCGACGGTTCGAGGCCGGGGCCTCGCGCCGGGCGGGCACGCTCGGGGCCGGGGCGTCTCTGCTCCAGGGTGCCGGCACGGTCTATGGCATCTACCGGGGCGCCCAGACTCCGCCCTCCACCCAGGCGCCGTACACGACGACGGGCGGGACATGAAGATCCCGATCGTCCTGGCGCAAGCGGAGATCCCGGCGAGCGTCCCCGCGGCGGCGCCGGCCACCGGCTTTGGCGCTGGGGCGTTCGAGGCGATCGGGCGTGGGGGCCAGGCCCTCCAGCGGGTCGGCGAGTTGCTGGCCCGCACCGAGGCGATCCGGCGCCAGGAGTTCGCCAAGAGCGAGGCGGCCAACGCCGTCGCCTCGTTCGAGCTGGCGGCCAAGACCGGGCTCGCCGACCTGGAGCTCGCCGAGCGCGATCCCGACCGCTACCAGTCCGCGGCCGACCGGCTGATCCAGGACACGGCGGACACGACGATGCAGGGGCTTCAGTCCGCCGATGCCCGGGCGCTCGTCACGCGCCGACTGGCGGCGCTCCGCGCGGACCTCGGGATCGCCGCGCGCCAGAAGGCGAACACGCTCTATCGGGAGCGCGACGCGGGGCTCCGGACCTCGACCCTCGACGCCCGCGCCCAGCTGGCGGGGCTGACGGCGATCGACGATCTGGCGGGCTTCCGCCGGCATCTGGACGCGGGCTACGCGGTGATCGCCGAGAGCCCCTCCCTCACCGCGGCGGAGAAAGCCAGCACGCGCCTCACCTACCGCGACCGGCTCCTCGGCGAGCGGGCGACCCGGCACCTGGAGATGGACCCGGAGAGCTTTCTCGAACGCCAGGCGGAATACGCGGGGCTCGGGCTGGCTCCCGAGAAGCGGAACGCCCTGACCGAGCAGGCCGAGCGCCGTATTGAGCAGCGACGGAAAGACGCGCTGGCGCAGGAGAAGACGTACCAGGAGTATCTCGACAAGGAAGCGACGCGCGTCGGCGAGGCGATGGTGCTGGACTTGGAACGCGCCGCCGCGGAGGGGCGCGGATCGTTGGAGGACTTGAACTTCCTGATCGACCAGCGCTGGATCGAGCGGGACGACGCCGCGCGCATCCGCACGATGATCGCGAAGGCGCCGGAGGAAGGGCCGTCGCGGAATCAGGCGCTGCTGGCCGAGTTCCAGCTCGACGCGGTCACGCCGGGGCGGGTTCCGAGTCCCGTCCAGGTGCGCCTCGCGAACCAGCGCGGCGATCTGAACACGAAAGATACCGTGGCGCTGCTGCAGACGATCGAGCAGCAGCGGAACGCCATGGAATCCGACCAGCGGAACTTCCATAGCGAAGCGAAGGAGTATATGCGCGCCCAGGTGGGCCTCTCGGCGATCATGGACGAATGGGACAAGGCCGATAAAGCCCTCTGGAAAATCATGATGGACGAGTTTAGCGCGCGGTCCATCGTCACGGGCGGGCGCGAGGCGCCGATGGACCTCGCGCGCGAGATCGCCGAGAAGGTCGCCCCCATGCGCCAGCAGCGCATGATTCTCAAGTCGCTGGAGATCCGCAAGATGCTGATGTTCGGGGCGCCGAACGCCGAGGCGGCCAAGGCCCGGCTCGAACAGGAGCGCCCACGGCTGCCGCGGACGGTCTACGAGCAGCAGCGGCGGCTGATCCTGGATCTGCTGCGCATGGAGAACGAGGAGAACATCATTCGCGGCGGCGGGCCGGGCACGCGCACCTTCGGTGCCGGCGGCACGCAGACCGAGGGCCGGAAGCGGCTCCGCAAGCCCACCGAGACGCCCACGAGTGACTGATGGCTGACGACACGCGGGACGCGCCGCAACAGAAGATTGAGCTCGAGATCCGCCCGCCCGTGCGGCTCGAGAGCCTGCGCGACGATCTCCCCCTCGAGAGCCTCTGGCAGCAGCGCCAGGCCGAACGCGACGACGCGGAGTGGGAGGCGCTCGGCGGCACGCCGATCCAGGGCGAGCAGGGGCTCGAGGAGGCCGCGAAAGGCGGCAAGGAGCTCGAAGCCGTCGAGCGCGTGCAGCGTACGACCGAAGGCGCGGTGCCGCCGGCCATCACCGAGGGCACGGGCCTCGAGGACTTGCGCGAGGGGCCAGTGCGCCAGGCCGTCGATACCGTGCTCCGGACATTGACGGGGGTGGGGCTCGACGGCGTGCAGCAGGCCATTGAGCGCGGGACGCTGCCCGAGGAAGTGCGCCTGAAGCTGCTCGATCCGGTGGGCTCCGTCTCCGAGGAGCTGGCAGCAGACACCGCGCGCAAGAGCGGGCTCGACGAGGAGCTGGCGCAGAAGATCGGCGGCATGACCGGCTTGCTGCTCGGCATGATCGTGCCTGGCAAGGCACGGAAACCGCCGACGTTTCTGCAGCCGATCGAGACGCTGATCGGGCGCCCG